TGGCACTTCACAAGTTATGATAATGAAACATTAGATGACGATGAAATCAATAATGCAAAGAAGTCTATGTCAACTCACGCTTTCCAGCAAGAGTTTATGGCATCCTTTAAGAACCAAGGTTCTGAGATGTTTAAGGAAGACTGGCTCAACTTTGGTGAGAAGCCTGCTGGAGATGGTGACTATTATGTTGCTATTGACTTGGCTGGTTTCCAAGATGTTTCCAAGGCGAAAGGAAACACCTCCAGACTAGACCAATCTGCCATATCCGTTGTTTGGGTGTCAGAAGAAGGTTGGTTTGTTGAGGACATAATATTTGGTCGCTGGACTCTTGACGAGACAGCAAATAAAATCTTTGCAGTAGTTAAAACTTATAAACCTATGTCAATAGGTATAGAGAAAGGTATCTCTAAGCAAGCAGTAATGTCTCCCCTAATGGATAGGATGAAGAGACAGAATACTTACTTCCGTGTAGAGGAGTTGACTCACGGAAACCAGAAGAAGACTGATAGAATCATGTGGGCCTTACAGGGTCGCTTTGAACATGGTCGTGTAACTCTCAACAAGAAGAAGAAGGAATGGCATAGTGTCTTCCTAGATCAGCTCTTCCAATTTCCAGACCCCTTAACCCACGATGACTTAATAGACTCCTTAGCCTATATAGATCAATTAGCTAAAGTTACTTATGTAGGTAACTTTGAAGAGTGGGACGACCACTTAACACTCGACTCAATTAGCGGATACTAACCTATGAGAATGGCAGACAACAACGAAAGCACAGACCCTATCATCATTGAACAGAACCTACAGGACTGGGTAATGACCAAGGTGGATGACTGGGGAGACTACTACGAGCAGAACTATGCTCAAAAGCATCAAGAATATTATCGCTTATGGCGTGGTATTTGGGCTGAGTCAGATAAGACTCGTAAAGCAGAACGCTCACAAATCATTGCACCAGCACTTCAGCAGGCCGTAGAGTCTAACGTAGCTGAGATAGAAGAGGCCACCTTTGGTCGTGGTAACTTCTTTGACATTAAAGATAACATGGGTGACACTGAGACTGAGGACATTGGATTCTTACGTAACAAGCTCCATGAGGACTTTGCAGCAGCTAAAGTTCGTAGGGACATTAGTGAATGTCTTCTTAACTCTGCAGTATTTGGCAGTGGTGTTGGCGAAGTAGTCTTAGAAGAAATTAATGAAATGAAACCTGCGACTGAGAAAGTCATGGGTGGAGCAATGGAAGCTGTAGGCGTTAACATAAGCAAACGTACAGTTGTACGCTTACGTCCTATCTTACCACAGAACTTTCGTATTGACCCTACAGCAACTAACGTAGATGAAGCCTTAGGTTGTGCCATTGACGAGTTTGTAGGTACACATATCGTTGAACAACTACAGGAGTCTGGAGTCTATCGTGATGGTTACATGGGTACAGCTAATGATGATTTCAACATTGAAGCTGACCAAGACTTAACTATCTATCAAGATGACAAGACACGCTTAACTAAATACTATGGCCTTGTTCCTCGTCACCTTCTTGAAGAAGAGATGGAAGACCCCAGTTTAATTACTGAGGACGACAAAGAAAGTTATTACATTGAAGCATGTGTCATCATAGCTAACAAAGGTACTATCCTTAAAGCTGAACCTAGTCCGTTTATGATGCAAGACCGACCTATTGTTGCATTCCCTTGGGATGTAGTACCTAGTCGTTTCTGGGGTCGTGGCGTATGTGAGAAAGGTTACAACAGCCAGAAGGCTCTAGATGCCGAGCTAAGGGCACGTATAGACGCCCTAGCACTCACAGTACACCCTATGCTTGCTATGGACGCTACACGCATCCCTAGGGGCACTAAGCCTGAGATTCGCGCTGGTAAACTACTGCTTACTAATGGTGACCCTCGTGAAATTATTAACCCATTCAACTTTGGTAATGTATCACAGATAACCTTTGCACAAGCACAGGCATTACAGACAATGGTACAGCAATCCACTGGCGCTGTTGACTCCTCTGGAGTTGGTGGTCAGATCAATGGTGAAGCTACAGCCGCTGGTATATCTATGTCATTAGGCGCTATCATTAAACGCCATAAGCGTACTCTTATTAACTTCCAAGAGTCTTTCTTGATACCTTTCGTATCTAAAGCAGCTTGGCGTTATATGCAGTATGAGCCTGAACTATATCCTGTGTCAGACTATAAGTTTAATGCTACGTCTACCTTAGGAATTGTTGCTAGGGAGTACGAAGTTTCTCAACTTGTACAATTATTACAGACTATGGGCAAGGATACACCTTATTACCCAGTCATGCTTAAGTCTATTATAGACAACATGAATGTGTCAAATCGTGAAGAACTTATTAAGCTCATTGAAGAAGCTGCACAGCCTAACCCTGAAGCTCAGAAAGCTCAACAGGAAGCTCAACAGTCCGAGCTTGCATTCCAAGCCTCACAGACTGCTGCACTTAATATGCAGGCAGAAGAGTCTAAAATGAGGGCACATAAGCTACATGAGGAAGCTCTAGCAGTACCTAAGGAACTTGAGATAGCCCATCTAAAAGCTGTCACAACTAACCTACAGGCTGGTGATAAGGACGACAAAGAGTTTGAACGTAGACTACGCGTATCTGAGGGCATGTTAAAGGAGCGTGAGGTGCAGTTAAAAGAACGAATAGCTACACAAGGCTCTGCGCCTCCCTTAATGTAGATACGTACAGCACTATCAGACGGCATGGAGGCTGTACTGACAATAGGTGTTGAGTCGGTAATACACAATAATTAGTTTAAGCGAATAAACAAGAGGCAGTAAGTAATGGTATCACAGCGAGACTTAGAGAATGTAGTTAAGCAGGTCAATTCCAGTTATGAGTATTTAGTCAATAGAGTGAATAGTTTAGAAAGTAAACTTGCTGCTTTAGAGGCCATACCACATAAAGAGGAGAAAGTAAAGAAATAACTTGACTTTTTATAAATAATATGCTATACTATAGGTAAGATATGACAGAACAAGAGCTAGAGCTTTACTTTAGACAGATGGGTGACCTCTTCCGTACAGAAGGCTGGAAAACATTCATTACTGACTTACAAGCCAACACAGCCAATATTGATTCTATCGAAGGTGCCAAAGACAACAATGACCTTTACTTCCGTAAGGGCCAACTGAACATCATTGGTGCTATCCTAAATCTTGAAGAGACTACACGTTTCGGTCAAGAAGAATCCCAAAGGTCACTAGACGATGTTTAGATTTTATGACTACAAATGTGTCTTAGGGCACGTCAACGAACATATGGTTAAAGGCTCACCTGACACACAACTGTGTAAGGACTGTACAGCCGAAGCAACCAGACAAGTTTGTTCCCCACGCCCCGTACTTGAACCTTTCTCTGGCGACTTCGCTGGTGCCACTATGAAGTGGATTAAAGAACATGAACGAGGCAGAGCAAAAGCAGAGAAAGCTAACCCTGATAGTTAGGAACTTTCATTTTTAATCTCTCCACAATACTAAGGTACGGAGTTTAATATGACAGCAGTAATCCTCAACGAGGAATTAAGTAATGAGCGTTTTGATAGCTTAGATGATATGGCTACAGATACAGAAGAAGCACAGGCACCTTCGCAAGAGGCAACACCTGAGGCAGCACCTGCACCTGAAGCATTCCCTGATAAGTACAATGGTAAGTCGTTGGAAGATGTAGTACGGATGCACCAAGAGGCTGAGAAGCTCCTAGGTCGTCAATCTTCAGAAGTAGGTGACTTACGTAACGTAGTCGATAGCTATATCAACACACAACTCACGTCAAATGAGGCCGCACAAGCCCCTGCTGATACCCCCGAAGAAATAGATTTTTACTCAGACCCTGAGAAGGCAATGAGCCACGCTATAGACAATCACCCTTCCGTTAGGGCAGCAGAGGAATCAACGAGGGCTTATAAACAGCAAACCTCAATGGCACTTCTGAAAGACAATCATCCTGAGATACCCCAGATCGTAAATGACCCTAAGTTCGCAGAATGGATTAAAGCCTCTAAAATACGGACACGTATGTTTGTCCAAGCAGATCAACACTTTGATGTAGAAGCCGCAGACGAAATCTTCTCCTTATGGAAAGATCGTAGTGGTGCTATTAATCAAACACTTCAGGCTGAGAAAGAAGGAAGACAGAAAGCTGTCAAAGAAGGGTCTATGGGTTCTACCCGTGGCAACCCTGATTCTAGCACTTCCAAAAAAATCTACAGACGAGCTGATATTATTAAACTTATGAAAACAGACCCTGATCGCTACTTAGCGTTATCTGATGATATTGCACAAGCTTACCAAGAGAAACGGGTCAAATAAACCTTAACAAATAGAGAAATTTAAAATGACTGATTCAGTATATCCCGCCACAGGTGGTTTTGTCGATAACGCTTCTGCTTCTACGTTCATTCCAGAAATCTGGTCTGATGAAGTTGTGGCTGCTTATGAGCAAAACTTAGTATTAGCACCATTAACCAAGAAGATCAGTATGTCAGGCAAGAAGGGTGATACTATTCATATCCCTAAGCCTACACGTGGAGCCGCTACCGCTAAAGCAGCTAACACAGCAGTAACAGTACAGATGGACGTTGAAACCGAAGTAGTTGTTACTGTAAACAAGCACTTTGAATACTCACGTATGATTGAAGACATTACTAACGTACAAGCACTCGCTTCGTTACGTCAGTTCTACACAGGTGATGCCGGCTATGCCCTAGGTAAGCAAGTAGACTCTGATATGTTTGAGCTAGGTAAGTCCTTCGGTGATGGTGATGGTTCTGTATGGGTAACCTCAGCTACTTTCTACAATGATGCTTCCTCAGGTACTACTGTCTTTGCTGATAATACTTTAGTAACAGCAGACGTATTTGAAGACGACTTCTTCCGTGATATGATTCAGAAGATGGATGATGCTGACTGTCCTATGGATGGACGTTTCTTAGTTATCCCGCCTGCGCTACGTAATGCTATCATGGGTATTGATCGTTATGTTAGTTCTGACTTCGTTAATGGTCAAGGTGTTGTAAATGGTAAGATTGGTGAGTTGTATGGTGTAGACATTTATGTATCTACTAACTGTCCTACTCTTGAGACTGCTTCGGAGAACTCTGCTGGCGGTCGTGTACGTGGCGCCCTATTGGGTCATAAAGACACCATGGTACTCGCAGAGCAACAAGGTATCCGTTCACAGACACAGTACAAGCAAGAGTTCTTAGGAACCTTGTACACTGCAGACCGCTTGTATGGTACTCAGGTATTGCGTCCAGAGACTGGATTCATTATGGCAGTTAACGGCTAACCTTAGCTAACTAAAGGAGCCTCTAGTATAAATATATCTTACTAGAGGCTCCTATTTTTTTACTTGTAATTTACACATAATTAAAGAAGACTGAGGTTTAAGGATGAAAGGTATAAAACATTACTTAAAGAATGGTAAGGAATATACAGGCCCAATGCACAAAACAGCAGGTAAGGCTATGACAGGAGCTAAACACACTGCTTCCAGTAAGCCTTTGTTTCACAAGAGTTCGTTAGTTAAGAAGAAATAGGAGGCATTATGCCATATGGTACAGGAACATACGGAAGTAAAGTAGGACGCCCTAAGAAGAAAGCTGTAGCTAAACCTAAAGCTAAACCAGTTAAGAAGAAATAGGAGAACTGTGATGACTAAAGATGCTAAACTTACTAAGCTGGGACTTGCAGGCTATAACAAGCCTAAGCGAACCCCTAGCCACCCTAAGAAGTCTCATGTGGTCGTAGCAAAAGTAGGTGATAAAACAAAGACTATTCGCTTTGGTGAGCAAGGTGCTAAGACTGCAGGCGCACCTAAGGCAGGTGAGTCAGAAGCAATGAAAGCAAAACGTAAGTCATTTAAAGCAAGGCATGGTGCGAACATAGCTAAAGGTAAAATGAGCGCAGCATATTGGGCCGATAAATCAAAATGGTGAGGATTGAATATGAGTATATTAAGTACAATCTTCGGTTCGGGTAAGGTCATAGAGAAAGGCCTAGAATTGATTGATGATTTACACACCTCAGATGTTGAGATGGTTGAATCAAAGAATAAAGCTAAGATTGATCTGATGCAGGCTTATGCACCATTCAAGATAGCACAGCGTTATATGGCCCTTATGTTTGGTGGTACATATATTAGCACATATTTACTAGTAATTGGTATGACGTTCACAGGTCAAGATGTCACACCAGTTAAAGACATACTACAAGAGTTTCAAATAGACTGGATAATGTTGTCTATTGTTGGCTTTTATTTTGGCTCTGGTTTTGCAGACAGTATTCTCCGTCCAAAAGAGAAGCGTACAGCCTAGGGGGTAATATGATAGGAGTTTATAAGATAACTAATACTATAAACAACAAGTGTTACATAGGTCAATCTATTAATATGCAAAGACGTTGGAAGGAACATAAGTGGGATACTATTAAAGGTAAGAGTACCCTAATGCCTATCCATATGGCAATGCGGAAGTACGGTATAGATACCTTCGTCTTCGAGGTTATACTTGAATGCTCACGTAGCCTTTTAGATAATGTTGAAATGCTCTTTATAGCTAGATACAATACTGTTAAAGAGGGTTATAACGTCTTGGTAGGTGGCAATTGTTTTGCTAAAGGCCTTACGCATCTAGCACATGGCAAGCCTAAGACACAAGCACATCGGGATAAGATAGGTGCTGCTAACTTAGGCAAGACTCGTGGTAATGGTATCTTATCGAATACTTTTAGAGAGTGGAGCTACATTGATAACTTAGGTAATAAGTTTATATGTACAGATATAACAAAACGTCAATGGCTTATTAACAATAAGGCAGGTAATGACACAATTAAGGCTAGTATACGTACTGGTCTACCTAAGAAGAGAGGTAACTTTAAAGGGTTTCAATTCTTTAACGACATTGACTTTGGTGGCGGTTTTGCAGAGAGCATACTAAGACCCAAGCCTAAGCATACAGCCTAGCCACAATAACCCTACTAGCACCTAGGATTAACCATGGAACAGACAAACAAAGAGGCCATTACTAAGTTGGAGTGGCGAGTAGATGGACACGATGTGCAATTTAAAGAGCAAAAGGCTGACGTAGATAAACTTACGGATGCAGTCAGTGTTATAGCTAACATGCACAGACAAACAAAATGGATGGCCTTAGGTGCAGGCGTAGTTTACTTCTCAGATCAATTTGGACTTTTATCAGCACTTAAGTTCTTAGCTCTATAACCAAGGCAGACAAATGAAAACATACCTACAATTAGTTAACAATATACTCATTCGCCTTAGGGAGCGTGAGGTAACATCCATTGATGAAACTGGCTACTCAAAGCTAATTGGTTTAATGGTACATGATGCAGTAGAGTCCGTAGAAAGCGCATGGAACTGGTCAAGCCTACGACAGGCAGTAACAATAACAACGTCAGCTAATGAATCTAGTTATGCCATTACAGGCTCTGGTGACCACTCTACAATCTTACGTGTTATAAACGATACTAGTAATCAATTCATGGAGTACAAGACAGCCTCATGGTTTGACAATGCTTTTTATAATAACACGCCTCCTAAAGGCCCGCCTACCTGTTATGTATATGATAGTTTAGATGCTAACGGAGACACTAAAGTAAAACTCTACCCAGTACCAGATGGTGCTTATAGTGTAGTAGTTAAATTAGCTAAACGCTCACCTAACATATTGGCAGATGCAGACACATTAAGCATACCCTTCTTACCTGTACAAGCTCTAGCCTACGCTATGGCTATTGAGGAACGTGGAGAGGATGGGGGTATGTCACCTGTATCAGCTAAATCTCTAGCTAACAACTTCCTATCCGATGCCATTGCTATTGATGCAAGTAAGCATCCTGAGGAACTAATTTGGGAGGCACCATAACATGGCTAAACCATTACTAGCAGCCTCCATAGCGGCACCTGCATTCCTTGGTCTAAACACCCAAGACTCAGGTGTCTCACTACAGGATGGTTACGCACAACATGCAGACAACTGTGTCATAGACAAGCAAGGTCGCTTAAGTGCCCGTAAGGGTTGGGCTTACCAGACAACATCCGTAGACACTGTAGCTGATGATAACGTAGGTATTAACTTACTAGGCATGGCAGACTTTAAGGACATCACAGGCACTGACACGCGTATATCATGGTCTGTAGATAAGTTCTATAAAGGAACTGTAAACTTAACCACTGTCGCGCCCACTACCACGGACTCTATAGACGAAGGTAACTGGCAGTCAGCCACTTTAAATGACCATCAATTCTTCTTCCAACGTGACTACATTCCTTTAGTCTATAGCGATGACACAGGCTCAACAGTCTTTGACTCTATGGCTGTACACTCTGGTGCCACAGCAGGCTACCCTAAGGCTAACACAGTATTAGCAGCCTATGGTCGCTTATGGGCAGCAGACACCTTAGAGAGCAAGACTACAGTATACTTTACTGATGTACTTGATGGTACTGACTGGAACTCAGGCACAGCAGGCTCAATAGACATCTCAAGTGTCCTTACTCAGGGCATGGACGAGATAGTAGCCTTAGGCGCCCATAACGGCTTCCTTATCATCTTTTGTAAGAATAACATTATCATCTATGGTGATGGTAATAACTTCCAAACATCCATGACTACTACGAGCCTTACGCTTACGGAAGTAATCCAAGGTGTTGGTTGTATCGCTAGGGACTCTGTACAGAACACTGGTGAGGACATCTTGTTCTTAAGTAACACAGGTGTCCGTTCATTGAATCGTACTGTACAAGAGAAATCTCAGCCTATGCGAGACATCTCTAAGAACATACGTGATGACATTACTATAGCTATTGAGTCCGAAGTGATAGAGAAGGTTAAAGCTGTCTATTCGCCCTCTGAGGCTTTCTACTTGTTATCCTTTCCTACTACTAGACAAACCTTTGTGTTTGACACACGAAAGACATTAGAGAATGGAGCTTATAGGGTAACTGTATGGCCCTCACTCACGCCTAAGGCTTTCCTAGCATCAGGTCAGGATATATTATTTGCACAGCCGAATGGTATAGCTAAATACGTAGGTTATCAAGACAATGGTTCACAATATCAGATGTCTTATTATAGTAACTTCTTTGATTTAGGCCTCCCTAACGTAAATAAGATCGTAAAGCGACTAACAGCTACCACAGTAGGTGCCACAGGTCAAGCCTTTGCACTTAAGATAGGTTATGACTATAGCCCCATTTACTACTCACATGCGTTTGTGCTAGACACTGGACTTATCTATGAGTATGGTGTTGCTGAGTATAATGTAGCCGAGTACGCAGGCTCAGTTCTAATTAACGATCAACAAGCAGCAGCCTCAGGCTCTGGTGATATACTACAGATGGGCTTCTCTGCCGAGATTAATGGTGGTGCTTTAAGCCTCCAGAAACTATCAATATATGCTAAACAAGGTAAGGTAATTTAATAATGTCTAACTATACTAAAGCTACAAACTTTGCAACAAAGGACTCCTTAACCACAGGTAACCCACTCAAGACCTTAAGTGGTACTGAGTTAGATGACGAGTTTAATGCCATATCCGTAGCCAACGCTACTAAGGCTAACGCTAACAACGCAGCACTTACTGGTGTCCCTGTGGCTCCTACAGCGGCTGCTGACACTTCAACCACTCAGGTAGCCACTACAGCCTTTGTGACTACAGAAGCTAACCTTAAAGCTGACCTAGCTAGCCCTACGTTCACAGGTGTCCCAGCGGCTCCTACAGCGGCTGCAGACACTTCTACTACACAACTAGCTACCACAGCCTTTGTGACTACAGAAGCTAACCTTAAAGCTGACCTAGCTGGTGCTGCATTCACTGGTGCTATCACTACTACCTCTACTATTGATGGTGTAGACATAGCTACTAGGGATGGTGTCTTAAGTGCTACTACTGTAACCGCTGACGCAGCACTCCCTAAAGCTGGTGGGGCTATGACAGGTGCTATAACCACTAACTCTACTTTTGATGGTCGTGATGTAGCTGCTGATGGTGTAACTGCAGACGCTGCCATGCCTAAAGCTGGAGGAGCATTCACGGGTGCAGTTACTACTAACTCTACTATAGACGGCAGAGATGTAGCAGCAGACGGAGTATTAGCAACTAACGCTATGCCCAAAGCTGGCGGCACTATGACAGGCGATACACTACATGGTGATAGCGTCAAGGCTAAGTTTGGTACTGGTGGTGATTTACAAATATTCCATGATGGCTCAAACAGCTTTATAAATGATACGGGTACAGGCAACCTTACAGTAAAAGCAAGTAACTCTTTAAATTTAATGAGTGCTTCATCAGAGAACTATGCTGTATTTACTGCAGATGGTGCTGCTACTATTTATCACAATAATGCCGCCAAGATTTCAACCACATCCACAGGCGTAGACGTAACTGGTATCACAGTATCTGACGGATCATCTACTAACACATCAGGTACATCAAACTTCGTAGCAGGTGTTAACGCAGGTAATAGCATTACCTCTGGTGGTAACTATAATACGTTGGTAGGTGATGAGGCTGGTACTGCTGTTACTACGGGTGACTATAATACAGCTTT